GGAATGGCAGAAACTTGCGCAGACGTAAAAGCCGCCGATGATGGCGTGATGTTTCCGATTACAGTGCTGTTTATCGTTGATTCAGTGATGTTCAGATGATCTTGAACAGGCACAGATTCCGGATAAAAAATCTCGCCCTGGCCAACGAAGTTTTGGAAAGTTCCATCTTCATTGAACAAACCCTGAATCGGCAGGATATTTTGCGAACTGGTTTCAGAAACATCAGCCATTGCAGCATTCCTTAGCTTTGGTCAGCCATTGGAGAAACATAAATTGTTCCGGTATTAGAACCTGAAGCAATAGCAGTCACCGAAAACGATTGACCTGCGCCACCAGGCGGCACAGCAACAACCAACGGGGAAGGCATTGCAACACCCAGAACAATACTTATCGAAGTATTGCCATCAGTCGGCAAAACAGCGGCAGGAGCACTTGTTGGCGTAATCGTAACTGCCACGGGGAATGAATTGGTATTCAGAAACCCGCAGTAGTTAATCTGATCGTTGCCGGATGGCTTGATGCTTACCGCTGCTGACGATGTGGAAGATACTCCGATTGCCGTAGTCGGGCCGACATAACGGTAAACGGTAGTAGCTGCCATGATTACACCACGCTAGTAGGTAGCGGATTTGCCTCTGGTGAACTAATCAGCAGCAGCAGAGTGCCAGCAGCCGACGTTGCAGAAGAACCCGTAGTGTTAAGAAGCTGAACTTTCACCGTATTAGCGGCAGAAGCGTATGCGTTACCAATGCCAACACCAGTAGTTTGCGCACCAGCAAAGCTTGCGCGAACAATATCAGTAGTTGCCACACCAGGAACGGTCAGAGTGACTTCGGTAGAAGCCCCGGAAACGGTAGTTGCGCCAAGCGAGGCTTGAACAGCCGTCGTATAGAGCACATTACCGCGATTAATAGTAGTAGAAGCCATAATTTCCCCTTACGAGTATTCTAACAATTCATGCAAAAAAGGGCGACTATTTGAGCCGCCCCTTTTCGCTCTGCCCTATTTCTTAAGCCTTGATTAGGCCAAGAGATTTCAGTGCAGCAACCAGATCGCCAACGGTATAAGCCGTTGAGCCAGAACCGCCGGTAAACGTAGTGTTTACATAAACAGCAGTGGTCGAGCCAGCAGCCGAAGTGGTGGTGTTACCCGACGCGGTAGGCTGAGTAACAGCGGTTACGCCGAAGAAGCTAACCGGGCCACCGTTAGGAGCAATCGCGGTACCGTCGGTCGAATCACCATCAATCAGATAGTGAGGCGACGAAGTAACAGCCGGGCCGTTGTTAGTGTAAGTGGTAGGGGTCAGTGCCATGATAAGTTTCCTTTCCTTAAATTAGGCTGCGACGCGGCAAGCAAGTTCCGGATAGAGCGGAGCCCAACCGTACAGAACATCAAGACGAGTCGGAATTGAGTCATTGTTGATGGTGTATTGACGAACAACACGCATTGACAGACCGATTTCCTTGTCGCTTGCACGACCAGCAAAATGCACACCTTCTGGCAGCTCAAGATCAGCAACAGCCAGCGTAAACGCATTGCGGTGCATGATGATGTTCTGAGCCGAAACCGTACCAGTTTTGTTGAACTGGGTAACAGCAGCCGACGAAGAAGTGGTAGGAATAGAAACGTTCTGGAACTGGCCACCGCTGATAATTGCAGGCGAAACGGTTACAGAAACCGACGAGCCAGAAGCAATCGAAACAGCCGACTTAACCACGAAGCTGCGCAGCTTGTTGGAGCCGTAAGCCTGGCGGTTCTGTGGGTTGACTGCATATACGCCATCAATGGTGATGGTGTCGCCAGCATTCAGATTCATCGTGCCGGTGTTGGCAGCGGTGATCGTGATGGTTGACGAAGATGCCCAACCAGAAGTCAGGAAGCCAGTTGCGGTGGTGGTGTTGACCGAAGCGGTAACAGTGGTAGTGGTGTTTGCGCCAAACTGTTGCGAAACCACGTTCTGATCCATTTTCCAGTTCATACCGCCCGAATCACGACCCATCAGACCTTTGCGATACTGCTCGCCGATTGCCTCTTGCGGCACAAACAGACCTTTCAGGCTGTCAACGATAGTTGCTGAAGTGAAAGGCTCAACGATGCAAGAACGACGACCATCACGCGGTGCGCCTTCCGAATCCAGATAAGCTGCGCCGGTCAGGTAGGTAATCAGACCAGTGGGGGGCGTACCAGCAACACCAACGATGTTGGCGGTGTTAGCAGTTGCCATCACCAGACCATCACGGTCAATCTTGTTGGCGATAGCCGCCACAGCAGGCTTCAGAACGCGATCCGAGAACATATCCAGCGACAGAGCCAGATCCTGAGTGGTGAACTGGGTATCAACGTGGAACTGAGTTGACAGAGTGACAGGAACTGAAGTCTCGTTGAAATCTTCAACATTCAGTGCCGGGCCGGTCGTACCGATGAAACGGCCAGGACGACGGACGTTAACGGTATTACCAATCTTGCCGCCAACGACAGCAAACTGGTCATCATAGTTACGGTCAACTTCCGAGGTGAAAGTCAGTTCGTTTTCCAAGACCATCAACGCTTCGTTGGTGATCTTGCTAATGGTTAGCAAGTTATTTGCCATTTGATAGCTCCTAAAAAAATAAGTTAGTGCTACCGAATCTTCCCTGCCTTACGCAACTCTTTCCACTGTTGAATCGTACCTGTAAAGTTCCCGTTAGAATCTATTGGTACGTCTACGGGTGCGGAAGATGCTTTAATCGGGTTAATCGGCGGCGGTGCTTTAGATTTCCTTACAGCAGCGGGCTTTTCCTCCGGTGAATCGCTGTAACGCGCTTCCAGCTTCCCCAATTCCTTAAGAGCTTGCGGCAACGGCATCCCTGCGACTTTCTTGGCGTAATCCTCGTTCTCTGCCAGATGGTAAAGAATCTTAGGGCCAACCTCGCTTTCTATGATGGCATCGCGCAGAACATCATGAATTGCAACCTCAGACGTTCCCACCATTTCATCATAATCAGGCATTTCTTCTTTGGCTTTGGCAACTCTATCAGCCCAAGTGGATAACACTTGTTGCTGACGTTCTGCTGCTTTAGCCGCCGCTTCCTGAGCCTTTTCTTGAGCAATGATCTGCTTGGCTTCGTACTTTGCTAATGCCTTCGCATATTCAAAAGCATCGTCAAAATCACTTGGCTGCGGCTCACGCTCGCCTTGCGGCTCTGCCTGTGGTGCTTGTTGCTGCTCTAACGCTCTCAAACGGGCTTCTAAGGCTTCGCGCTGCTCACGTTCTTTCGCCGCCTCTTGTCTGGCAGCATCACGCGCTTTGCTTAGCTCAGAAAACCGCTTTTCAAGCTTTGGGTTAGCCTTTTTAGGCTTATCCGCTACTTCGCCTTCTTCCGCTTTCGGCTCCGGCTCACTCTGCTCGGTTTCTTCTACTACCGGCTCCGCTTCTTCAGCAGCCTCGGTAGGAGTTTCGGCAGCTAATCCAAGCTTATTTGCATGAAACTCGGCTAAATTCTCACTCGTCACTACATTTGCAGCTTCTTTTACGTCTGACATGGGTTTCCCTAAGAATTTACCCAATGTTGCCGCATTGGTACGGTTCCAACAATATTAATACTATTTAATGTTCTGTCAACCTAATTGTTGCTGAACTAATGGATTTGCGCCGGACGCAATGTCCTCTTGGGCAAATACCACAGCTTCTCGCTGCTCCGCATCACGTCTTGCTATTTCGGCATTAAGCCGGTTTGTATCCATGTGATGCAATAGCAATTCGACAATAGCCTCAATCTCCACTTTGTTTTGGCTAGTAATGGCGCGAGTATTCTGGTCATTGACCTTAACCTCGGCCATAGTCTCTGTGTTGTGAGCTTTAGCCGTCTGGCGCAAGAGTTCGCGCTTGGTCTCATTATCCTGCTTGACCTGCTCAATATCTTGGCGCTGCTTCATGGCCAGCTGCATAGCCTGTAGCTGTTGCTGCAACTGCTGAACTTGCGCCTGAGCTTGCTTGATGGCCATCTGGGCTTGCGGCGGAATATCCGAATGCTTATCAATCTGAGCCAGCGGATTAAGCGTAGCGAGACGGTCGGCAATAATGTCCGCGCCGGGGAAATCCATGTTGCGGAATACCAAGTCGCCAATCTTTTCCATCATGACCGGATCTTGGACGATAGGCAGCATCGCATCCACCGCTTCCTGACGCTTGGAGTTGTAGCCAGGGCCGGTTTCCATAACCACATCGTACTTGCCAACGGTTACATCGTTCATCACGCGGTCAGTAGCGGTGCGCTGGTTGATAGTCAGCAATTCTGGCTTCCCATCGTCCCCAATAATCCGCATTACGCGCTCAGTGTCGTAAATCTTCGGGATCAGATCCAGAATGATTTTGCCAACATGTTGCAGGCTGCGAGTCAGATTGTCGTAATAGTCAAAGTTGGTCAGGTCAATCTGCTGCTGCTGGCCGTTCAAAGCCTTGCCTGAGATATTCCCGGTCGGCATTTGGTTAGGGTCAAAGATGCCCATAACCGCTTGCAGGTCTTGATTGATGCCTTGTGCAGCAGCCATAACGCCCGCAGGAGGCGGCTCAGGCTGCAAACGAGTCGGAGGCGGCGCAGGGCGACCTTCAATATCCGTCTGCTTGTAGCGCAGGTAAGAATTGGACTTGATGTTTGCTTGCGCCCAATCGGATTCATGCCCCTCATCTTGGCCTTCAGCCATGATCCATTTAGCTTTAGGGGCAAGGGCAACCGATTCGGTCAGACTTGTCTGCCAGAAGTTATACATGCGCTGCGGATCTTTGCCGAAGCGCACCATCCCGAATTTCTTGCGCTTGTCGCCAATAATCATGTGACGACCATACACAGGCACTAGCGGAATGTATTTGCCAGGCAGGTCAGCTTCTTCAAGAACTTGGCAGCCGGTGATCTTTTTCCACTTGATAACCTTTTTAAAGCTATCGCGCTTGGAAATGATGGTAACGCCAGCCTCGGCAAGTTCTTCTTTAGTTACATCATCCTCAAAGACATGCCGCCCATCTGACAGCAGGAGAAGCTTGGCTTTCTTGCGCCATGTGTAGAAGTATTCAGCAAGCCGAATATCTTCCTTCATGATCCATTCGCTTTGCGTATCGCCAGTGCCGCGCATCGTGAAGTTTTCTTCGCTCGCGTCTGGGTACATCTTGCGGAAAACTTCTTTGCTGACAACAGTGGTAATCATTGCCTTTTCAGCATCAGAGCCGTCAGGCAAAACCGAATTGGGATCAAGATAGACGGTAAACGGGTTGTCGACCGCATCAATCGTTATTTCTTGGTCGAACGAATCCTCGGATACATACTTTGTATTTACGCGGATAAAGCCCCAACCCATGCGCACTGCGTAATCAAACGCATTGTCATAAGCGTATTCGGCGTTGGAGTTGACTTCAATGTGACGGATGATGCCCTGAATAACTTCGGCTTCGGCGGCATCTTCTTGAGTATTGGTAGCGTGAACCTTGATGCGAGGACGTTGCTGTCGCTGCTGGTTAGTGACTTGTCGGCAATAAGTATCCAGTTTGTTGATAGTCAAAATCGGACGGGATTCTAGATTGCGGCTGTTTTGCAGCTCAACCGGCCATTGGTCGCCGTTGACGAACTTTAGATCCTCCAAAGCCTCTTGGCGGTTCATCGTATCTGCTTCGTTGCAGTACTTTAGAAACGCTTTAGCCTCGTCAATAATCGGATCGTAACTAACAGGATTCGAGTCCATTTCATGCCATCCAATGTTGAGGGGCAGGAGCAACCTGCCGTTGTCGAGTTCTGCGCGGCTCAGATACCATCAAAGCAATATAGCGAAAAGCGTCCGCGCCATGAGAATACACATCATGCAAGGGCGACCGGCTAAACTGCTTGGTGTCCGGGTCTACGTCATACCGATAATGTCGCAAGCATTGTAGACCTTCCGCGCAATTTTCTCTATCAAAATAGCAACGACCAAAGATAGTTCTTGCCGCATTGATACTATCTACCACCGGCACTCGATCTAGGATTCTGGTTTTGTAGCCAGCATTTCTGACAATATCCTCAATGCTCATGCCTGCGGCAGCCAAGGTTTTGTTCTGGGCATCATGCGGCAGCCATAAAGTATCGTAGAAATACCCATATTGTTGCATTTCAGCCAAGTATTGCGACATGGTTTTCTGAGTGCCTTGTGTGTAACGAATAAGGCGGGTTTCCATGCCAACAAACTGGACGAACCAGATAGCCGTGTGATCTGCCCAACCCAAATCAAAGACTGCATGAACGGGCTTTGTAGCGTCGTAAGGCACGTTCGTAATGCGCCCCTCATTCTCGGCTTGCTGCATCTCATGCCCGAAGATAGCCCCGTCTATAGTGACGCGGCACATCCCTTCCCAGACGTTGTTGTAGGCAGCGGGATCGCGCGCCTGGAGCGCATCTTTCTCTAGCCGCAGAACGTCTGGAAACCACGGGTTATCCGACCAGTTGATCTTGACCACAATGGCGTTATCAGGGGCTTTGGCCACAAACCGTTGGTAAGTCTCGTCTGTCTCAAGCTCCGGGTTGAAGGTAATCCAAATCTCGGAGCCTTCCTTACGGATGGTGGGAATTAGCGTATTCCAGCTGGATCGGCTTACAGTCTGGGCTTCCTCCACCCAACAAATATCTACGCCCTCGTAAGATTTGACGTTGGCAACATTGTTCTTTAGACCGACGAAATTGAACTCTGAGCCGTTCTTGCCTCGGATCTGAGCCTGGGTGATCTCATAGAACGACTCCAGCCCTAGCGCGATGATTTGGTCGCTCAAAAGCTTATGGACAGAATCTTTGATGGAAGTCTGAAACTCTCGGGCGCAGAGTATGCGAATAGGGTCTTTAGCCGCCAGGATGAGAAGTGCTCGAGCTACACCCCAAGACTTTGCCCCGCCTCGCCCACCGTACAAAACCTTGTATCTAGCCTTCTCAAACAGGCATTGGAGCTTGACGGGGAATTGGACGTTATTCATCCGGCTTTACGAACTCAACCTTGATGCCGGTCAACAATGGCGCACCATCAGCCCCGGTCATCTCGTTCACCACAGTTTCTTTCCAACCCGCGCGAGTCTTTAGCCAAAAGATAGCGGCAGACGTATTCCCATTCCTGGCCTGCTCATAAAGCGTCTTACCCACCGCAGCATTCGCATCGATTCGCCCATCGTCAAGTTCCTTGCGGTAATACTTGACCAGCGTATCCGTGCCAATCTCAAGCTTTGCGCCTATATCCTCATGACGAATACCTACAGCAGCCAAAGCCCTGACTAGTTTCCTGCTTTCATCAGTTGGAACGTGAGCAATACCTTGCATTTTGGCTATTTTCTATTTCCGAAAGTTAATCATTAAGCAATACAGCTTTCTTACCTGTGAAATCTTCCCATCTTTTTACTATAACGTCACAGTATTTAGGGTCTAATTCCATTAACCTAGCATGACGATTTGTTTTCTCGCAAGCAATCATTGTGCTGCCAGAGCCGCCAAACAGGTCAAGAATCTTTGCGCCTGATTGACTTGTTTTATTTAATGCTTCTTCTGCTAATGCCACCGGCTTTTGCGTCGGGTGAACGTATGTCGTCGCGCCGTCTTTATTGACCGTCCACACTGAACCAATGCGTTTGCCGCACAACTCTGCGCCTCTATGCCATACCAATGCAACCTCATAATCACTAATAAATGTACGCTTTAAGTCGCCAATCCCGCCTCCCGGTTTATGCCATATAACAATATTTGTCGGATAGCCAAACCCTGAAAACATATCAATCCATTTAGATTGAACCTTCCAGCTAGTCCACACAAACACCCAACCGATAGAAAAAGCTTCAATGATGGGAGCAATATCTAAAAACTGATCGTCGTTTGCCAATACGTCAAACTTTTTGCTTTTTGTTCTCCGATTTGATTGATATTCAACGCCATACGGAGGATCAGTAAACACCATATCGGCCTTCTGACCATCCATTAATTTTTCTACCGCATCTATGCTAGTGCTATCCCCACACATTAGCCGATGGTTGCCAAGCTGGTATATATCGCCCAATTTAGTTTTGGGTTCAGCAGGCGCATCAGGAACCGCATCTTCATCCGTTAATCCTTCGACTTCCTCAGGCTCAAGCAACTTGTCTAATTCTTTTGGATCAAAGCCCAATAGTTCCAAATCAAAACCATCGTCTTGCAGTTCTTGCAACTCTAATGTCAGCAAAGATGTATCCCATCCCGCATTCATTGCGAGCTGGTTGTCGGCAATAACATAAGCTTTGCGTTGCGCTGGCGTTAAATGCTTTAGCTCAATCGTTGGAACTTCTTTATGGCCAAGCTTTCTTGCCGCCAAAAGTCTGCCATGTCCGGCAATAATGCCTTTGTCGCCATCCACCAGGATGGGATTAGTCCACCCAAATTCCTTAATGCTGGCGGCAATTTGAGCTACTTGCGCGTCGGAATGCGTCCTGCTGTTCCGCGCATACGGGATAAGATCTTCTACTTTCCTTCTGACAATTTGCATTACTTTTTCTTTTTCTTCTCAGCTTCACGCTTAACAGAATACGCGATGGCCACAGCCTGCTTAACAGGTTTGCCAGCTTTTACCTCGGTCTTAATGTTTTCCTTAAACGCCTTCTCGGATTTGGCTTTTTTCAGCGGCATGATTATTTCCTTTTGGCAGTTTTGGCAGACTCTTTAAATGCTTTTTCGGTGGGCGCGCCCTTTGTTCCAGGCTTACGCATACGCTCTACGGGCTTGCCTTCTTTTTTCTCACGCTCAATTCTTTCTCTTTTGGCATGAATGTTGGCATATAGTCCGTTTTTCATTTGCAGCCCCAGTTTTTCAAGGAAGCCTTAGCGCGTTCTGCCGGGCCTTTGGAGTGCTTTACCACCCCTTCCATGCGGGCACAGAAAGACTTTTTCCTCGCTTCATCGGCTTTAGTCTTGGGATGCGGGGCGGGAGGCTTTAGGTTGGCGTTATTCTTTTTATTGTATTCAGCGCGACCTTTAGCGGTCATTCCTGCGCCTTTTTCGGTCGGGTTGTAGGTTTTACCCTTACCCGTGGTTTTGTGCTGTATAGGCTTGTCGTGCGCCATTTAAGACCCCTCTATCCAGCAAATATCAGCTTCTTGGATGATCTGATATTCCTCGCCATCAATAATATGAGTCGGCCAGTTTAGATAATCGCCGTTTCCGTAGCGGATCTTGTCGCCAGGCTTGGCATCCAGCGGCTTTACGCGGCCATACTTGTCTGCCTTGCCCGGTCCAACGGCAATCACCGTCCCCATGTTGAAAGGTTCTTTGTTTTCAACATGCAAGATACTGGATAACTGCCGGATGGCAGGTTTAACCACCACCCGGTCGTGAAGCGGACGAATCATTTACCGTATTCGCCGCGAGTGTGGGTATAGCAAATGCCTTCGGTACGGCCAGTGTTGAACAGCTTGTCCGAACCAGTTGCATCCATCTTGCCCATTGCCACACCACCGACGCGCTTTTCCATACGCTCGCCAGACTTGTCCGACGAAGCCGCACCTTTCGGCGGGGTTGCGCCAGTGACGCTTTTCACGCCTTTCATACCGTCCATCTTGCCCATGATTTTTCCTTTGCAAAGAAAAGTAAATAGATATTAACCCAACTTAACTGAATGTCAAGTGGTATTAGGATTTTATGATATGTCAACAACCTTGCAAACATATCTATTACTTTCGTTCTTTTTCCAGCCGTGAACTTCTATTCGGATACCTGCATCCCTAATTTTCCCCACGGTTTCCGAATCTTCAATCTTTTTTATCCTGTCGGAAACATGTCCCCAACTGGTTGTTTGCACTGCCAAAACCTCATCTTTGCGCACAGCAAGAATGTCGCACCAGCCCCATAGATCCTGGCGAATCTTTACGAACGGGTTCCATTTCTCCACCACGGCGCATAAGTAGCCTTCCTTTTCTAAAGCTTGGAGGCTTTTTTGTGTTGGGCTAGTCGCCAAGCAGTTCTCCCATCCAGGCTAACAATTCTTCCTCTGTGACTTCGTAATGCCGTTCAAACGCCTTTCTTCCCATCCCGTGAATTCCAATATTGCCCCTGTGATGAGGCGGGCACAAAGGAATAACAGGAGCATCGGCACGACGACCAGCACGGCGTATATGATGCAATTCTGGCGGCGTACCCTCATACCCTAACCTTCGGCAAAGAATGCAGCTAAGAGCCGCCACACGCGAATAATGAGCCTTTTGAGCTTTAGTCACTCTTTTTTAATTCTCTTTTGCGCACATGCGGCGCACATCCATCGGCGTTTTGTCCCATTCGCAAATGTTTTCCAATAGCCGCCGACTGAGTTTTTAGTTTGACTGCAATTGCTGCAATATCGTTCGCCAGCCAAATTTTCCTTAGCTGGCTCAAATTCTTCTGGTTTCATTCCATCATGATACCGCAGGAATATGATCTCTAATAGCCCTTACAGGTATATCTGTGGCCTCATGAACCGCCAAAATAAATTCAGCACTGACATTTGCACCATGTCTTATTTTGCTAATTGTGGATAGCTGAACTCCAAGCAAATCGGCAAGCTGTCGATTATTTTTTAGACCCAGTTCAGCAATTAGCCAATCAATAAATGGACTTTCGCAAGTTGACTTTCTCATAATGTTATCTTCCCCTCTGTGCGTTCATTTGCGGACTTTGTTCTCCAAATGTCCACCCTCATTTTTGCTGCTTCTAACTGCCATTCCAGCAGCGCCTCATGCTCCACTGCTGCCGCCAAACCTTTCAGCAATTGTTGATATTCCTCCGCTGCATAGGCTTCACGTTCTTGCGCCCCTAATGGCTTGTCTAAATGCTT